AGATGGTTGACAATGACCACCATTTTTTGATACCATAATAACTGATGAGAAATTTACTAATAAAAAAGGAGACTATATGAGTAAGTGGACTTACAACCCTGCCGAATCTGTCAATGTGGACGGCAAAAATTTCCATATGACACCCGATAGAAAAGAGTTTATTCAAGCTCTTAAATCGAAATACCCTAATCAACTACAGTTCACCAAAGAACAGTTTGATTCATTAGGGCATTTTCCGTATTGGTTGAAATCAAACAGATACAATTTCAAAGATGGTGCTGTTTTTAATCTTCAACCAATTCTTGCAACCGATTCAAACGGCACAACAGTTGCGGTTTCTAAACCTGCACCTGTGAATGTCGCACCTGTTCCAGTTCAACAAGTGTCACAAATGCCTGTTGCGGCTGCTACTCAATCAGTTAATTTGATTGATGATAAAGTGAAAATCATTCCTGAGAAAATGTCGAATTATGTTCCATTTGGGCATTACAAAGATGTTAAGAATATAATCAAATCGAAAATATTCTTTCCTGTTTTTGTGACAGGTCTTTCAGGTAATGGTAAAACATTAATGATTGAACAAACATGTGCCGCTTTGAAAAGAGAACTTTTCAGAGTCAACATTACAATCGAGACTGATGAAGATGATTTAATGGGTGGTCACACTCTACAAAATGGTAATATCATTTTCAGAGAAGGTCCTGTTATTAAGGCAATGAGAAAAGGCGCTGTCTTACTTCTTGACGAAGTAGACTTAGGGTCTAACAAACTTATGTGTTTACAATCAGTTCTTGAAGGTAAAGGTTACCTAATCAAGAAAACTGGTGAATGGGTGACACCAACACCTGGGTTTACTATCGTTGCGACTGCAAATACTAAAGGTCAAGGTTCAGAAGATGGCAAGTTCATAGGGACTCAAATTATGAACGAGGCGATGTTAGAAAGATTTGCAATTACTATGCAACAAGAATATCCACCTGTGACTACTGAGAGAAACATTCTTAAAAAAGAAATGGCTTTGAGTGGCGAAGTTGATGAAGAGTTCTGTAAGAAGTTAGTTGATTGGGCTGACATAATCAGAAAAACTTACTACGAGGGTGCGATTGATGATGTCATTACAACAAGAAGACTTGTTCACATTGTCAATGCATACAGAATGTTCAATGACAAGTTGAAGTCAATAACAATGTGTATCTCTAGATTCGATGAAGATACTAGAAATGCTGTTCTTGACCTCTACACTAAAGTCGATGAGGGAGTTAATCCTTACGAAGAAAAACCCCTTGAAGAAAATGACGATTCAGAGTATAATGAATACGATGAGTAAGATTGATTACAAATACAACGAAGACAAACTCCTCAAGGAGTTTGCTTCGTATGTAGATAAAACTTACGCTAAACATTATTCAAAAGACAAATATCAATCAACCGAGTTCATAATAGATTCAGGACACGGTGAGGGTTTTTGCATTGGGAATATTATGAAATATGCCCAAAGATACGGAAAGAAGGACGGTTATAATCGGGCCGACCTGTTGAAGATAATTCATTATGGGTTCTTCGCTTTACATAATCACGATTTATCACAGGAGACTAAATGAAAATTTCAAGTGAAACAAAGGCGATATTGAAAAATTTTGCTACAATCAATTCAGGTATTAAAGTAGATTCTGGTAATCAACTTAAAACAATATCTAATATGAAAAACATACTTGCTGTTGCAAATGTTCCAGAAACATTTAATCAAGAGTTTAGTATATACAACCTAGTTGAATTTCTAGGTGCAACAAGTCTTATGGAGAATCCTGACTTCAATTTCAATGAACAATCATTGAGTATTGCAGATGCAGATACTTCATTAACATATTTCTATGCATCAGAGGGCATGGTGATGTCACCAGAGAAGATGATAACAATGCCAGATGCAGAGATAAACATAGACTTATCATCAACACTATTGAACGAGTTGCAGAAAGCTGCTAGTGTTCTAGGTGTAAATGATTTAGTTCTTACAAGTGACGGCACTAAGATTGAGTTTCAAGTGACCGACAAAAAGAATGCCACATCAAATACATTCTCTAGAGTTGTGGGTGAGGGCAATGGTTCTTCATTTACAATGAACTTTAAGATAGAAAATCTGAAAGTATTAGACGGCAACTATTCTGTTGCAGTATCTTCTAAAGGTATATCTAATTTCAAAAATAAAGATATAGATTTAGAATATTTTATTGCGCTAGAACCTGATAGTTCTTACAACGCTTAATAAATAATTATGTGTGAAATAGTGCCAGTCTCCGCTACTTTCATGGGAGTATTAGAAACTCATCATCATTGGTCTAATACACGAACACTCGGTGGGGTTTGTTCTTCTTTATAATGAGTAAGTTTAAAATAGTTCAAGGCAGAAAAAACAAAAAAGATAAAATATTATTATATAATGATAAGGCAGTTGCCTTTGAAGATGTTGCTAAGATGTGTATCTTTTTTATGGCAAATGAAGATAATCTTTATCCGCCATCAAAAGGAAACTTAGGCGCTCAGATGTTTATTAATTATATAAAAGAAACATTAGACACTCGTAAAGTTCCTACAGATATTAAGTATGCAATTAAAAAGAATCACGGAGTAGTTAAAGTATGAGACAAGAATTTTTATTTGTAGAAAAGTATCGACCACAAACAATCGAAGATACTATATTACCCAAAGGGGTAAAGAAATCGTTTACAGAGTTCGTTCAGAATCAAGAGATACCTAATCTATTATTATGTGGCACAGCAGGCACAGGTAAAACTACTATCGCTAAGGCGATGTGTAATGAGTTAGGTGCAGACTTTATTGTCATAAATGGTTCTGATGAGGGCAGACTTATTGATACTCTAAGAACAAAAATCAAAAACTTTGCATCTACAGTATCACTATCTGGTGGTCCTAAAGTTGTTATTCTAGATGAGGCAGATTACATATCTGCTGAATCAGTTCAACCTGCATTGAGAAACTTTATAGAAGAGTTCTCATCAAACTGTAGATTTATCTTTACATGTAATTACAAGAATCGTATCATTGCACCACTTCATAGTAGATGCACGGTGATAGATTTTACTATGCCTAATAGTGAGAAACAAAAACTTGCAGTTGAAGGACTAGATAGATTAAAATCAATATGTGATAGTGAATCAATACAATACGATGAAAAAGTTTTAGTAGAACTTATTATGAAGTTCTTTCCAGATTTCAGAAGATGTATCAATGAAGTTCAACGATACGGTGCATCAGGTGTAATTGATAGTGGTCTATTAGCGACACTTTCAGAAGAAAAACTTACACCTTTGATTGATATGATGGCAGATAAAAACTGGTCTGCTATGAGAAAATGGGTCGGTCAAAATTCTGATAATGACTTCAATACTCTATATAGAAAGGTATTCAATAGTCTTGAAACAAGATTAACGAAGAGTTCTATACCAGCATGTGTATTAATTATTGCAGACTATCAATATAAGTCTGCCTTTAGTATGGATTCTGAGATAAACTTTACTGCCTGTCTAACAGAGATAATGAAGGAATGTCAATTTAAGGAGACAAAATGATGACACAATATAAAGATAGGATTGAACTGCAAAGACAAATACTTCTTGCAGAACGATATATTAACAATGTAAAGAACATTCATGCACATAGTTTAACTTCTATGTGGTATGAAAATAACCAGACTGCTAAAGATGCAGTTAAAGGTGTTGTAGACATTACATATATGGATGGCAGAATTGAGAGAACAATCAATGAAACTGGCAGAAAATATACTATTGTCGAAGGCAGAATAGGTGAAGACCTAGTTCAAGAAGTCACTAGAAATCTTGCAGACTCAGGTAAACAACTTGTCTAAAAGAAATCCTTTTGATTTCGTAAAGTCGGTCTCTTACGACAAAAAAGACCTCATGGTTGATGAGGTCGAAGAGAAAGCATATCAACCATTCTTAGTCAATAAGGCATTATCTTATCATCAAGATTCCGTCTTTCTAGTAAACGAGATGAACATCCGACACAACACGGATAACCGTCTTCAATACTTGTTTTTCATAAATACTCTTAGAAAAAGACAAAGATTTTCAAAATGGCAAAAACCTTACAATAGTAAGAAATTAGATACGGTGAAGAATTACTTTGGCGTATCTACAAAAGTTGCCAAAGAATATCTAGAGTTATTAAATGATAAACAGTATCGTGAGTTGAAAGAAAGTATGAAACTTGGTGGCAAGAATAATGGATGAAATAGACTTAGTAAAAGACCTAGTAGAAATAACATTTCCAGAAAAAGATGATTTCTTAAAGATAAGGGAAACCTTATCTCGTATAGGTGTGGCATCTAGAAAAGAAAAAGAACTGTTTCAATCATGCCATATTCTACACAAAAAGGGCAAATACTATATCGTTCACTTCAAAGAGTTATTCAAACTCGATGGTAAACAAACTAACTTTGATGAATCAGATTTAGGTCGTAGAAACACCATAGTCGATTTACTCAGACAATGGAGTCTAGTCAAAGTATTAGATTCAAATCAAATATCAGAACCAAGAGCACCACTATCTCAGATAAAAGTTATACCTTACAAAGAGAAATTAGAGTGGAAACTCACACAAAAATACTCAATCGGCAACAATAATTCATAAATATCCTTTGTTAATCTTAATTTAACAGGAGAATATATGTTAGAATTTATCGAATATATTATCAGAATCATTCAAGTGATTCCTTGGTTAGTTATGGGTGCATCATTAGTAGCAGCCTTAACACCGACACCAGTAGACGATGGCTATGTCAAAAAGGCTTACAAAGTCCTTGACTGGTTTGCATTGAATGTTGGTAAAGCAAAGGACAAATAATTCCAAAAACCCCCTTTTATTTTTATTGAATTAGTAGTATACTGGTAATTCATAATAAACATGGGAGTAAATTATGGAATATGTTATTGCAATAGCAGTGTTAGCGGTTGTTGTTTACTTTGTTATCAATAGAAATGATAGTGATAGCTCAACAAACTCATATAGAGGCGTAGCAACTCCTGATGTCGTAGTAGATACGGCAAGTGAAGTTGTTGCAGATGCGAACAACAACGGCATCACAAGTAAAGCCGAATTAAAGAACTTAACTAAAGTTCAGTTATTCGAATTTGCAGAGAAACAAAACCTGAAAGTTAAAAAATCAGGAACTAAAGCTCAAGTGATTAATGAAATACACTCGCAATTAAGATAAAGTCTTTTAGACTATCTGAAAAGGGACCTTTTAGGTCCCTTTTTTTGTGGACCAACGAATGAATTATCATAAATAATAGTATAATATTATGAACTGGATAGAATTTTTAGCAGATGTTGGAGCGCCAATTTTTGGTTCTCTAGTCATGGCATTCTTTATTTTTCTAACTTTAAAATATATCCTAGAGGGTGTTCTTGATAATGTCAAATCACTTACAGGTATAATTGCTATGTTAGAAGATAGGGCAAGAGTTATGAACAACGATATAATCAAGATTGACTTGTTAATATCACAAGCCCTAGAGCTTAGACCAGACTTAGAGAGAGTTGCTCGTGCTGAAAATTTCGTAGAGGATGGAAGTATAGATGCAAGAAGAGATTAATGAACTGCCAGAAGATATTCTGGATTTAGAAGTCGATTATCTTGGTGTGATTGCCGATATGGTAAACCAATTTGGTTTTCCTATTATCATCGCACTTGCCATGGGATACTTCATATACTTTGTCTGGAAATTTGTGACAGAAGAGTTAGAGCCAATGATTGATAAACAACAAACAACTCTAATCAAACTTATCGACCAAATGAGAATGTTGGACCAAGACCAGATAAGATTGACTGAAAAATTAAATACTGTATTAGAATACAGAGAGGCTCAAGTCTTAAAGGAGAAAAAAAGTGAAGATTAAAAATATTTTAAGTGTCATTCTCGCTGTTGTATTTACACCAATGGCAGTTGCTACACCCATAGTTCATGAATTCAAAAATCCTAGTTTCTCAGGAAAGGGACAAGGTGCTCACTATTTGACCATAGAGAACCAAGAATTTTCTCGTAAAAAAGAAATTGAAGAGGCGCTAGAGGCAGCCAGAAAGGCAGCTGAAAGAGAGGCGGATAATTCCACCTTAGCAAAATTTATTAGGAACTTAGAATCAAGAATCTATGCCCAAATGGCAAAACAACTTGTAGAATCTATGTTCTCAAATGACAATGCAGTTCGATTTGGTTCATTCGTATTAGAAGGCAATACAGTCACATACGAAGTTATTACTAATGATGATGGTTCTGAATTTATAAGAATGACAATCGTTTCATCAGATGGTTCTGAAACAGTTATAGAAATACCTATCGGAACTGGTAATTATGGTCAAGACCCCGATGGTTAAATATCTACTCGCATTGACATTACTCATATCTGGTTGTGCATCGGTGCCTAAGTTTTCTAGCGACCCACAGGATTGTAATCCTGCAACATGGGGTGAAGAATATCCTCATGACTTAGTAAACTATGCAAAGGCAATCGGCAGAACTTTTGAGAGGGCAATGCCATATATTTGTGTAGATGAGGCAGAAGTTATAAGACTTCCTTCATTCTTACAATTATTAGATTTACCACCTGCTCAAGAAATGCCTGTAGTTGCAGTTTATGGTTTTCAAGATTTAACAGGACAAAGAAAAGAATTACCAAACATCGCATCTTTCTCAACAGCAGTCACACAAGGTGGAACTGCAATGTTAATAGATGCACTTAAAACTGCTGGTGGTAATAAATGGTTTAGAGTTGTAGAGAGAAAAGGTATAGACCATTTGGTTAGAGAGAGACAAATTATTAGAAGTGCAAGGCAAGACTTTGCTAAACAAGAAGGACAAGACAAGTATCAAGAATTGAATCCACTCCTATTCGCAGGAATTATAATAGAGGGTGGAATTGTTGGGTATGATTCCAATCTGTATACAGGTGGTCGAGGCGCAAGAACGCTTGGGATTGGAGTAAGTAGACAGTATCGTAAAGATGCTGTCACCGTTAGTATGAGAGCTGTATCAGTTCTAACAGGTGAAGTATTATTAAATGTCCAGACTAGAAAGACTATCCTTTCAGTCGGTGAAGGAGGCGATATATTCCGATTCATAGAAGAGGGAACACAATTAGTCGAATTCGAGGACGGAGTGGGTAATAATGAATCCGTGACTTACGCAACACGAGTAGCTATTGAAGCTGCCGTGTTGGAATTAATTTACCAAGGACATGATAGAGGTTTTTGGATTATTGAAGAGGGTCATCGTCACCCACATAACAATGATGGTGTGAACGATAAACACTCTTTGGAGGAAGAAGAAAATGAATAAAATACTTAGTTTAGTATTACTTATGAGCTCAACATTCGTTTTCGCACAAGCAACTGATGATAACGAGGTTATGATAACACAAACAGGGGATACCTTGAAGTTATACATTGACCAAATCGGTTTTGGTAACAAAATAGGACTTGATGACTTTTCAAGTGGTTCAGGTTCTAATATGACTATTACTGGTCAGTCTTTAGATTTTAATATAGACATGATAGGTAATCAGAACTTATTATTTGGTCCAGTTATCGCAGACTCTTCTGATTACGACTTAATGATGGTTGGTGATTCTAACAGTATCGATTGGAACATAGGTTACATCGGTTCTAGTGACGATTCATCAATTCAATTTACAATCGTTGGCGACTCTAATACTTTTGATTTAGACCAAGGGTATGAGTTTAGTGCTGAAAGATTGAACGCAGATTTAGTCTTAACCGGAAGTTCAAATGTATTTGATGTTGATTGGGAATCTGATGACTTAGTTTGGAACTTTGACATCACAGGTGACTCAAACAATATTAACACATTGCAGAACGATGGCGAACAGGAGTTAAATTTTGAATTAAGTGGTGATAGTGCAGATGTAGATATTAATCAAATATCTGGAACATGTGCTACTGGCGCATCAAACGCCTGTGTTTCACCAGATGCTCACATCACATTAGATGTGACGAGTGATAATAGTGTTATTCAAATTAATCAACAAGATTCAGCTGGCGACAGCTAGTTTTTTTGTTATCATTAGTGGGTTCGTTTATAGCGAACCCATTGGTGGTGTTATTGAATCAACAGGTGTCACATCGCTTGTAAGAGAATCAGAAAGACTCTTATCAGATGTAGGTTCAGATGTAAATATATATGATGAAGCTGAGACTGCCAATGGCAGAATGTTAATTGAGTTTTTAGATAAAGAACAATTATCATTAACAGAAAATAGTCTTGTCTATATAGACGAGGCATATTATGACCCAGACCCAAGTTTATCAAAGATGTCAATTAGAATGGCAAGAGGCACAGCAAGATTTGCCTCGGGTGCTGGCGACAGAATTAAAAAACAAAATGTAGATGTTTCAACACCAACTGCAAACATCACAATGAGAGGAACAGATTTTACAACAACCATTGACGAACTCGGAAGAACAATGGTTGTTTTACTTCCTGATGAACAAACAGGTGCATCATCAGGAGAAATAGTAGTTTATAATGATGGTGGTGAAGTTGTATTAAACGAGGCATATGCCGCTACAGTAGTATCGTCATATGATACACCACCAACTTCGTCAGTCATAGTTCAAGGTATTACACCTAACATGATTGACAATATGTTTATCGTAAATCCTCCAACGGAGATACGAGAGGCGATAGAAGAGGGCATAGCAGATGAGATGGACCAAGACCAAGGTATTCTCGATGTAGACTTTCTAGAGTTCAATGAACTAGAGGCAGATGCATTAGAAGATACTAAAGGTAATTTGGAGTTCTCAGAACTAGATATAGATTATCTAGATGTCGACTTCTTAA